TGGTGCATTTACTGGCGCAGAGATTATGTACAATTCAGATTATGATGTACACAATGCTACGTTTGTAGATCATTTAAATCATGGACCAAGTACGAGTAGTTATACAAATTGGTTTAATCAAAAGACGGGTAATAGTGGTATCATACATACAACAAGATCATACCATAAAGGACCAATCAAGTGTAAAGATTATAGTGCGACTGTAGATATATCTAACAGATGGCCACTTGTAGGTATTGGTGGTGTCAATAGAAATACAATTTTTGGTATAACTTGTCAAATGCCTGATGGCAGATGGGTAGAATGGAAAGGTCAATAATGAATATAGTTGCTATGAATAAATTAATGTTTTATACAATCGTTTTAATACTATTTTTTAAGTATGCAGGTGCTAGTGAAGTTACAACAAAAGATAAAGTTATAAAAGTATTAGATAAAATTGAACAAGTTGAAAAAGATGGTGATAAAGTATATTGGAACAAAATAACAACCGTAGAACCAAAGAATGTGGCTAATCAGTATTGTTATGTTAAAGTAATTATCAAAGAGAGTGATAATCAACTAATCAAAGAAGAAATTTTGGAGTGTGCAGATGGTAGAAAACGAGCAGATGGACCAACTTATTGGGAACTATTCGCAGAGTTTTACTATACTGATATGGCACAACCAGAATACTGCCGAAGATATAGTCGGGACAAACATGCATTCTATACACCAGGAAAAGTATGTTTAAAATTAAATGGTGAATGGGAGGTTAGATAATGATTAAAAACATAATCATAATCTCATTAGTTATAGTTGTTGTGACAGGTATGACAGGGGCTGAGTTTTTAGATCATATAGCTTTAGCACTTGACAAAGCGCAAGAACTAGTATATAATGTAAAAAGTGAGGTTAAATAATATGAACAAATATGTGAAAATAGGGGCCATCATAGGTCTATCTTTATTGTTGACAAATTGTGCGTCACAATATAAGATTAAGAAAGAGAAGTCAAAGATCATTGAAACAGTACCGAAGTGGTACGTTAATGATTTTTCGGATAAGAAGGCATGTGATACACCAACTTTTGGTAAAAACAAAGATAGATTATGTATCTTTGGTGTCGCTACGGCTGTGTCGCCAGATTTACAATTAGCAATAGAGAAAGGCATGATGATTGCAAAGTCAGAACTTGCTGATATTGTTAAAGGTGAAATGAATAAATCATCAAAAATATTTATCACAGAACTTGGTAAACAACATAACAAGACTACTGTGTCAGAAGTTGAGAGTACAATTGTCAACTTAATTACAAAGACACCAGTAAGAGGTTATGAAATCTTTGCTAAAGATATAACTATGACTAAAAATGGTTATTACAGAGTATGGATTGGGTTAAGATTACCAATGGGTGATTATAACAAAATGTACAATTACACAATCGCAGAAGCTGTTGATGCTTATAATGTTAAATCAAAAGCTAAAATTGCGTTTGAAAAGTTAGAAGGTAATAATGAAAATAATAATATACAGTAAAAACAACTGTCAATTTTGTACCAAGGCGAAGCACCTTGTTAAGACGCTTGGCCTTGAATATGAAGAAAAGTCATTAGAGAAAGACTTTGGTTCTGATCCAGTTAAACTAATAGAAGATATTGGTAAACAAGTTAGAACAATGCCACAAGTTAAGATTGACGATAAGTTAGTTGGTGGTTATAATCAACTTATAGAATACTTTGCTGATAAAGGCTTGGTAAATTTTAAAGGTGAAGTAATTGACAAAAAATAAAGACTACGATAATGTAATAGCATTTCCCACTAATAGAATTGTGGAGAAGTCAACTGCTGGTCCAAAGAAAGAGGATCAAAAGTTTTTAGACCAAATGCATAAACAACAGACCAAAGAGTTTGTTGAGACTAGTGTTGATGATATGAGTATGAGTTTATTAAAAAGTTTCTACAATATGGGTATCAAAACTGAAAGAGGTGAGTTTACAAAAGACTTGGCTATGTTAGTAGATACAATGCGTGGTTTAATTTACAGAGATTTTAATATGAAACACCCATCACAGGTACTATCAGAAAACATGGTAGAACTAAAAGTAAATAAAGATGGTGGTCAAAGTGCTAGAATAAATTATGACTTATTCCATAAAGGTAAAACAACGAGACCTTTCAGTAAAGATTTAAAAGAGGAACTAAAAGATGGCCCAGATTGGTTGGCATCAGATGAGGACCTTGATAAATGAATTCGCTAAGAATCGCCTTCACAGGTTGTAAAATAGTAAACTTAACAACTGAAAATATATAGGAGTATATTAATATGTTAAATACAATAAAAAACTTGTTTGGTAAAGACGAACTAGTAAAAGTAAAAACAGTAAAAAGAACTGTTGCTACAGAAACTAGAGGCAGAAAAGCTTTATCAAAAAAACAAAAACTACTTAACTTACTATCAAAAGGTGGTAATGTTGCTTGGACTTCAATTCAAAAGAACTTTGATTTAGAGTCTCCAAGATCAATGATTGACACGCTTAGAGCTGAAGGTCACATGATCTATGGTAACAGAGTTGGTGGAAAAAAATACTACAGAATGGGAACTCCAACAAGAGCTATCATCGCTGCTGGTATCAAAGCGTTATACGGAACTCCGTTCAAGTATGACAACCACAAAGTTTCTGTAAAGAAAGCAGACCTAATCGCACTTGATGCGTAATTAGAAAGCTAGATGGGGCGCTTCGGCGCCCTTTCTTATTATGGACTTAGCACACGGATTATTATTTCTCTTTTTAAGTGTTAGTTTTTTACTAACAATTTTAGGTATTGCTTTCTATTTTTATGGACAAACTCAAAAAAGAATTAAACAAGATAGAGAAAAAGAAAAGAGTCCGGTTGATGATTTGTTTAGGGGAATCACCTGGAAAGATGACTCGAAAGGTTGATACATATGAATATGATACCTTATCAGAACTTATTAACAAAGACGAATTACCAATTAAAGAAATTAAAGAAATTTTTACTGACAAAGACTTTTATAAGTATTACAAAAAAAAATGGTTATGATAGATAATTTAATAATTGATCAGATTGAACAACAGACAATAGATAAGAATGTTGCTGTTTTATTATCTGGAGGTGTTGATAGTTTGTCAGTTGCATTTGCTGCTCATAGAATGGGTAAGAAAGTAACTGCATATACATTTCATCTACAAGACCAACCATCATATGACGCTACAAAGGCCGCTGAAGTGGCAAAACTAATGGGTTGGGACTGTAATATCATAGTAGTACCTACAAACAATTTACAAAACGATTTTCAAAGATTAGTAAAAGAAGTAAGATGTAAAAAGAAAACACATTTTGAATGTTGCTTTCCTTTTTTATATGTGTATCCAGAAATACAAGAAGATGTGGTATTAAGTGGTTGGGCCGCTGATGGTTACTATGGCATATCTAAAAAGGCTATGATACATTATGGTCCAGGTAAATCAAAAGAAAAATTTGATGAGTTTAGAGATAACTATTTTGACATAAACAATCAAGCAGGTTATCTATGGCATGAATTGATTGCTAGAAACAATAAGAAACAACTTATTACACCATATCTATCTCTTCCTGTCAAGGATTTCTTTTATAGTAAAACTTGGGAAGAAGTAAACAAACCATTTCAAAAACATCATGTAGTGACTGCATTTAAAGAATTTAAAAAGTTTGAATTTAAGAAACATATCAACTTACAGTTAGGTGCTGGTGTGGACAAATTATTTGAAACCCTAATTGATGACAAATTTATTAACTTTAAATTTAGAAAACGAGTAATGGACATATGTAGAGATTGGTCTACAATGTCAGACCCAATAGGAACCCTGGACAATTAATATGATTATAATAGATTTAAACCAAGTGATGATTTCAAACCTGATGGCGCAAAGTAGAGGCGATGTATCAGAGTTACCAGATAAAGATGCAGTAAGGCATTCTATCTTAAATACAATAAGAGCATTTAATATGAAGTTTAAAGATGAGTTTGGTACTTTAGTATGTGCTGCTGATGCTGCTGATCCATGGCGTAGAGATATATTTCCACACTACAAACACCAAAGAAGAAAAGGAAGAGTAGATAGTAAGATTGATTGGAGTGGTGTCTTTAATATTATGAGTGAGATACGAGAAGAACTTACAAAGAATATGCCATACAAAATTCTACACGTTGAGAAGTGTGAGGCAGATGATATAATCGCTACACTAGTTGCTATGAGAGAAGAAGACAAGTATCTAATAATATCTGGCGACAAAGACTTTATTCAATTACAACATTATGGTGATGTGTACCAATATAGTCCAATGTTGAAAAGTTTTATGGGTGAGAATGTAGATTCAGAAACATTTTTAAGAGAACAAATTATTAAGGGTGATAGATCAGACGGTGTACCAAACATATTAAGTCCAGATGATATATTTTTAAGAGACGAAAGACAGAAACCTATAAACAAAAAAAGATTAGCAGAGTGGGCTGATACGAATAATATACCTCTTGGTAGCGAAACAAGAAAGTATTTTGAACGTAATAAAAAATTAATAGATTTATCTATGATACCAGAAGACATTAAAACAAGTATTATAAATAATTACAAGAACTATAAAGATAATGACAGATCGCTACTGTTACAATACTTTATAGATAATAAGCTAAAAGCATTGATTGAAAATATTAATGATTTTTGATAACATATATATGGAGAAATAAAATGGCTGAAGAAAGAGCAAGAAACCCTAACCTGATATCACCAAAAGCAATGGAAGCAATGGCTCGTACTGCAGGTTCAGGCAAAGAGTTAATTAGTGAAATCTTTACCAGAGTTAATAACGCTAAAGTAAAGGCAGATAAGATCGCTGTATTAAGACAAAATGATACACCAGGAATGAGAATGATCTTAAAAGGTGCCTTTGATCCAAACATACAATGGGATTTACCTCCTGGAGTACCTCCGTTCATTAGGAACGAAGTACCAGAAGGAACACAACATACATGGTTGGAAAATGAAGCAAAAAGGTTATATAACTTTGTAAAAGGTGGTAACAACGAACTTACCAAAATAAGAAAAGAAACTTTGTTCATACAAATATTAGAAGGCTTACATCATAAAGAAGCTGACGTATTAATAGATGTAAAGAATGGAACGCTGAATAAGACTTATAAAGGTCTAACAGCAGATATGGTTAAAGAAGCATTTGGCTGGAACGCTGAATTTTTAAGACCATAGAATCATAGTAAATAAAGGGTGCGACACTTGATGTTCACCCTTTGTTCCCCCCTAAATCCTAGTAAATACTAGCAAAATAATTGTTGACAATCCCTCTATTATAGTGTATATTATAAATATGAAAGAGAGGAAATTATATTATGCGTAAATTTGTGATAACAGTAATAGTATTAAATTCTATTATATGGTTTGGACTATCTAGTCTGGCCAAAGCCAATGAGTATAACACAGCCGTGATCGGTCATGTTGTATCAGAAACAATTAAAGGTACCAACATGGACCACCAGAAATTGTTAGAGGCTGAAATGAGTAAAATGGCACATACATTTACTTTGCAATTGGTGAATGTACTACAACAACATCTACCTTACATTATGGATTCCGTAATGACACAGTTAAGACTTGACCTTGATAAGAAACACAAATGCTTATTATTAAAAGATTCTAAAATCGGGGATAAAGAATGCCAAGACAAAAAAACACAGCAGTGATTAAGAAAGTATTAAAACGAGAACTTGTAAGTAATCGTAAATATAAGACTACTTACAAAGACATCAAAAAGTTTTTTAAGATTATTAACAAGGCTGTATTCAATAATTTATTATCGCCTTTTAATGAAATTTTAATTAAAAAAATTTATGACTCTAGTGAGAAGAAATGCTATGGTCAAGTGATAGCTTGGGAGTGGAAAAGAAAAGGTACCAGAGTTTATCATTTAGAAATGTTACCATATTACAGAAATAAAAAAGACTTTGTGGACACTTTAGGACACGAAATGGTACACCTATATCAAATGGCCAATGTAGGTGATACTGGAAATCATAACAAACTATTTTATAGTTTTAGGCCAAAATTGAACAGAATAGGTTTAGACCTATAGAAAGATATATTATGAGTGGAGTGAGAACAGGGAAAGAATTAGACCCTTATTTAAGAGGTCGTATTGGTGAGGCTAGAACACAATTAGAACAATTAATCAAACCAAGTAATCCAACGGGTACAAAAAGAACTTATTATCTAGGTAACTTTAGAAAAGATGTGCTAGATAATTTTACAGAAAAACAATCTAACAAAATATTTGACGCTATGGCAAAACTACATAAGCATGTACATCTATTTCAAAAGAAAGTACCAAGTTTTACAGATGCTGATGGTGTAGAGTGGTCAGGTTACGAATATATTGCGATTAAAAAATGAAGACACTAAAAACTATAATTAGAACATTAATGGTTGTAACCATAGTAACCTTTTGTGGATTTACTTGGAATCATTATCAAACATTAGCACAAGATAATTTACCACAAAGACCAAACTTTGAACATAGTAATAACAAACAATTTTTAGATAATGTAAAACAGTGTGTTGACTATGTTTATTTCTATAATAATGTAGAAGAAGTAAACCTAGAACTATTACTAGCACAAGCAGCATTAGAGTCTGGTTGGGGTACTAGTAGATTTGCTAGAGAAGGTAATAACCTATTTGGTATACGAACATATAATCTAAAAGAACCACATATGTTACCCTCAAACAATCCAAAGAAGTGGGGTGTAAAAGTTTATATGCACGAATGTGATAGTGTATTGAACTATATAAATGTAATAAATAATGGTAGTGCTTTCAAAGAGTATAGACAGATGAGAGAAGACGGTATAACTGACCCTTTCTTACTAACAGAAACACTTGACGCATACGCATCTGATAAAGACTACTTCTCAAAAGTCAAAAGTATATTAAGCAAAATTAGAAAAGACTATCAATAATATGTTTCTAACGATATTAACATTTTTATCGGCCATATCTATATCTGTTATAGCGGCTGGGTATTCAATCATAGGTCTAGCGACATTGTTTGCTGGTGCTGTAATACCTATTATATTAATGGGTTCAGCATTAGAAGTTGGTAAACTTGTTGCGGCCAGTTGGTTATATCACAATTGGAATAGTGATGTACCACGCTTACTCAAAGCATATCTATTTTCTGCTATTATAATCTTAATCTTTATTACATCTATGGGTATCTTTGGTTTTTTATCTAAAGCACACCTAGATCAAGTCAAACCAACATCAAGTAACAATATTAAAATAGAATTATTAGACAATCAAATTAAGTCACAACAACTTATTATTGATAGATCACAAAAGACATTAACACTATTAGATAAGGCATTAGAAGTTTACATAGATAAAGAATTTGTAACTAGAGGTCTTAAAGAAAGAAAGAAACAAGAACCAGAAAGATTAGAATTAAATACAGCAATCAAAGAAGCAAGTAATGAGATTGCTAAACTATCCGAAGAAAAAGGTGTATTAAGTTTAGAACAAAATAAAATAGAAGCAGAAGTAGGACCAATTAAATATGTGGCAGAGTTAATCTATGGCGAGAATGCACAAGATAACTTTGACAAGGCTGTTCGTATAGTAATATTGATACTCATATTTGTATTTGACCCATTAGCTGTACTTCTATTGATAGCGGCCAATATATCATTAAGACAATGGCGAAGAAAAAGAGAAATTGCTAAAACAGAAAAACAATATACTTTAGAACAAAGACTGGAGAAA